GAGACAAGGTCTAAAGAGGACCTTGATACTCTTAATGGGTATTTACTCAGACTACAACAAATATCGGTTATCCTAAATGGGGATACAGAACTTTCCAATGAGGAAGAGAACAAACTATATGACGAAGACGAAACCCTAACAGACAAAGTCTTACGATTATTATTTGGAGATACATTCTTTACCTTCATTGCCGAATACAACCTCGATGGATACGATTCCTGGGAGGATACAGTCGAAGACTTAGTAGAAGACCTATGGATGACCTATTGGGAATTACATGAAGCCTAATATTATACTTATCTTAGTCATGGGAGGAATTATCCTAATAATGGGTGCATCCTCCCATCCTACTAGCGAAGAACCTTTAACTTATGAGAATACTCATTGCTTAATATTAATAATATGCTAGAACAGTCCAAATTTTTAGTATCCTTCGATTGCCAAAACGAAAAGTTCTGCGAGGAATTAATCATAACCTATAGAACTGAGGAACTAAGGCCATACTTAATATTCCCAAGGGTAAAACTAAACCCCAACCATCTTCATGTATATCATACTAAAAGGATAATCTCAGAACTTATAGGTATGCCATACTCTTCCATCGAAATAGTTGACCTTATAAGGCTCCAGTAAGTAATCGGGGTTATTGCATATTTAAAATATTATTCTTATATTTGCATAAACATTTAAAAATAGACGTTATGAATGAAGAAAGTAAATTAATCGAATTATTTAAAAAATACCCCGGCATTGCTGCACGTATACGGAGGTCATTTGCTTATCACTACGACCAAATCCAACGGGAAATCGAATCCGAGGTTGCTACAATTAACAAAGACGATGCTGCAACCATTATCGATTATACTACCGAATACATGGAGGAATCCATGGGTTGGCCTGACCCAGATGACCAAACCACATTTAACAATCAACTTGCTTAACATTAACCAGGAGGGCTCACTACCCTCCATAAAACTTATAACATCATGACAACATTAAATTCAACATCAATCCTTGCATCAATCATTGCACAAAATCCTTATCACATTATCTCTATTCAGGGACAAATGCCTATGTCACATGCCGAAAATACATATGACTTCGAAATTGCCGAGGATGACCCACATTACGATGACATGGTAAACTACTCTGCCGACATGCTCTGGGTATATACCTATGCCGATAAGGAATCCCTGGAACTCGACCTAATGGAAATCCTCAATCAAATGGACTTGCTCAGAGGCTGCGATGACCAATACTTCGATTATAACGTAGACGAAGTAGACATGGTACTCTACGGTGCAACCATTATCCAAGAACAAGAAAAATACAAACCCCTTATCATGGAAAAATTCCAACATTACAAGGATAACTTCGATGAGGAAGAACATGCCGAGGAAATCGACTATTATCTTAACTTCCTCGAAAAACCAGAAACTCTTTACACTTTCACCGAAAAAACCATTAACCTTTTAAAATCCCTTATCAAATGAGAACCAAACTAATCATATTATCAATCATTGCCATGGCTCTAGTAGTCATGGCTTTCCCAACTAATAAATTCCAACCTAAAACAGTATGGGAACACTACTGCAAGTATACATTGCACATACACCCATCACAGGCAACCGAGGACCAATATGATTACTTCCTTGATTGCTGGTCAGGAGATGACGAATACCAATATCTCTATGACTACTACGAGAAAAAATACCCAGAGTATAACCAAGAACTAAAACATTACGGAAAATGAAACTAAAAATCACAACCTTAGTAATCGTAGAAGAAGGCCAAGTCTTAGACATATTCCATTCTTTAGAGGATAACCAAGAAGATGCCGAACATGAAATCATAGACATGGTAGAAGAAGAATACGGAGACGAGGACGAAAATATTCATTTCAAATCCATACAAGACATAGAGGACTACTTCGAAATCGTACATATCGAGACTCAAAAACTTACATCAATCAAATTTAAAACTGCCATCCTATGAAAAAGAAATCCAAGAACCAAGTATACATACCTCACCAGGATAAATGGAATGAACACTTTCCTACTCCAGGTAAACCAAACCCCAATTACTACACGGACTCAGGTGCAACCTTCAACAAGCACCTACGTACCCAAAACAAATTAAAACAGAAAAGGAAATGAAAACCCTACTACTAATCCCAGTAATCCTATATACCTGGTTATCGTTAACACACAGGGATAAGATATACCATCAAATAAAGTACCCCACCAACAAACAAAAACACATATACATAATCCTACAAGGCCTACAGATAATCCTATTAATCCTATTAGAAACTGTAATCCTAAGATACACCTAACCCCAAACAAAACAAATAACCAATAATATACATAAAGCCCAGTATGAACATATAATACAAAATCATACTGGGCCTAACTATGTAACATAATACACATAAATATAACCTTCAACCTAATATAATACTAACTACATATACTATTCATAATACAATCTACTTTTGGGGCCTTCCGGGGGTCGGAAAAATTTGAGGTAGGGGATCTGGCAGAGGCCTTCTACTATACAGCCACTATACCCTAGAGCTATCTAACACATATGTCTCATAGCCTTTGGTCATTATAACCCATTGCCTAAAAGGCCCACAACTAAGGCCCATTTGGGTACCTAAATCCCCTTAATCCTAGACCCCTAATGGCCCTTTATATTAGTATATATTATATAGAAATTGGTTAGGATTAGGCAATAGGATTTGGGGATTAGGCATTAAAATATACCATTCATGGCCATCAAATTTATTGGGATTATATTAAAAATGTAGGCTGTTAGGGGTACCTAAAACTAGTAAGTATGTTATTAATGGCCCTTATATTTAGTTAGAAAGAAACTAATAATGGCTAGAAGAGATATGGATTATGTAACTCTTTGATTATTAATAAGTTATAGAGCTATAAGACACTATCCATTAAGGGCCTCAGTAGGATTTGCATATTTAAATAAAAATGTCTATATTTGCAGTATAAACAATTAAAAATATATAGATATGAAAACAAATTTAATTAAGACTGAATTAACCCTTGCTCAAATCCTTAATCATCAACTTAATTGGGGCTATCAACCTAATGCCAAAGACCTGGATAACCTTTGCCCTATTATTCATTTATCCAAACTGGAAATTGACCAAGAAGACAATCAACCTCTAGACCAATACCAATTAGGCATGCTAGAGTACATTACTCCTCATATTGCATATCTTACTACCATTGCTCCATACGTTCAACTTATATCCATCGAAACTAAGGAACGGGACTATGAGGGAATCCATATATGGACCTTTGCTTTAAAAACTCCAAACCTTATGGACTACGAACCATCCATGATAGATACACTAACTGATACCTTCAAGGAATGCTTCCCTTATGATTCTCAGGCTTGCTTTAACCATAGTCCTCAAATCAAATATCTTAACGGTCTATTCACTATTATTGTACCTTTCACTTGCTAAAAACATTACCATTATGAGAACAAGTCAAATTAACCCACAGATTGCTATCAATGCCCTAATGGGATATCTAGGTACCTACAACTATTATTACTCATGGTACAATTTCATACATAATACCTACGATAATAACTTTACAGGCTATGTACCTATACCAGGTAAGGAAAATCCCTTTATCGCTCTAGAGGAATATCTAAGGGAACCTAAACCCGAAATCCTGGTATACTATAATACAGATGAAGAATACTTTACCTTCAATCGATTACAGGATGAGCCTATGGCTGATACCTCTATGGCAGAGGATACCTATATCTTCGATGGAGTTACCTTCTATATCTTCAAGGATTAACTATCGCTAACTATGTTACACCCTATAAGCCCAGCCTATCTTAGGTACTGGGCTTTTCTTATGTAACCTAACTCTAGGCCATCATGGGACTTGCTAAGGCTTACCATAGACTTAACTACAGACCTATAGGCCATAGTACTCTATAGACTCCATGGATGGCCCTGGGCATTGCAGGATTGCCTGCTAGTCACCTAATGGCCTTTATGTAATGGTAATATACAGATAATACCTACCGGACTGTATGGGGCCTCCGAATTTCTAAAGTGGTACCTATACCAACTCTTTCCCTATATCCATCAATATACCTATATTACCTACCCACAACCATGCCCACCATTCAAACCCCTAAAACCTACTTGCACAAATTTTACACGAAATTATTAAAAATAATTCTTTAAAAATTTCTCGAAAATTTTTCTGAAAATGTTTTGTAGATTCAAAGATATTTTTTATCTTTGTAGTGTTGAAAAAGCAAAAAGATATTTAAAATTTTGATTAACAATTTTTATAGAAAAAATTCTCTGAAAATTTTGCTAATTAAAATATAAATTGTATCTTTGTAATGTAATCAAAAAGCGATGTTTGACATATTGAAACAATATAAAATTAATTTATTCCTTTTCTCTTTTTCTTATAAATCATTTAGTTTTATAGAGAAAAGGATATAATAAAATAAACTTAAAAACTAAATGTAATTTTATTATGGAAGAATTAAAAAATGTAGTAGTAGAAAAAGAAGTTGCTAACAACAAAGTAAACAAAGTTAGTGCAAATAAAGCAAAAGCGCAAGCAAAAGCAAATAGCACTATTAAACTATCAGTTGATAGTATTTTTAAAAGTCTTAATGAAAAAACTAACGGACTTTTAAAAACTTCTTTAGGAAAGAAAACAGAAATTTATGTTGAATCTCTGTTTGCAGAATTGAACGAAAAGCAAAAGAAAGCGTATCGAAAGAAATTAAGAAATACAACTTTTTCTTTGCTTGATTCAATTTGCAAAGCAAAAGAAGAAAAGAAACAAAATGAATTAAAAACACTTGTTTCAGCTTTCAACGATTTTTATAAGCAAGTTTATAAAATTCATGATTTTTCTTTTGCGTCTATTGCAAGCGAAAATACAAAGGACACAAAAAAAGAAGTTCTTACAAAAGGTTTACAGATTGTTAAGAATTTCAAGTAACTAACAATAAAGGGAAAGATTAAATCTTTCCCTTTATAAAATTTTTAAAAGATATGAACAAAGAACTATTTTATTTGCTTAAAAAGAAATGTTTGAATCATACTATTTCTAAAAGTGATGGACAAATAAATATCTCTGTATTAGATATGCAAAGTGAATCTTTGCAAGACGAAGAAGAAACTGAAAAACGTTTAAATGAAACGTTTGAAAATCTTGATAAATTGCTTTTGCAAGACGGACACAAAAAAATAATTGAATCAGATTATTACAATGTTTATACAAGAAAAAACGACGATAGCGAATTATTTGTTTTGCAAAACAAAGATACATGTATTACTTTGATTGAATTAATTTAAAATTGAAAGGGACAAATGAATAAATGTTTGTCCCTTACTTTTTATTTTTGAATGTTAAATTTAACGTAACCGTTCCCCCCATTTAGTACCACAACTTTTGAGCCCCTCGTATTAAAAGGTACCCCGATTATCCCACAAACCACACAACACACAAAGAAGCCAGAGACCTAACATCCCTGGCAACTAATTAAGGTATACTATTGATTAGAACTTTAGTCCTATCTTTCCCAAGAACTCCCCTCCTTTTACCTGCTCTCTTTTCATAAAAGAAAACATACCAAAGTTGAAGATTAGGTAACCACCACCTCTTAACTTCACCATCTTCATAAAAGAACCTTTCAATGCAAATCATATCCGACTTGGTAATCCAAATCTGATACCAAATCCTATTACCCTCCTTGCATTTAAGAATCCTCTTTGTAGGCCTATCCTTTATTACAGTTACCGTTACCATATTCCCTAAACATTTCTTGGTTCATCCTAAATCCAGGCCTAGATATAATCATTCTCTGGATATCATGTATCTTAATTGCCATCTCATCCTTTTCCATAGGATGATTGATGGGTAATTCTAAAAACCTATTCCAAATTTCCTCAGTAAGCAGAAGGATTGCCTCTTCCTCTTTGGTAAGCTTTGCTAAATCTAAATCTTCCATACTCAATACATTATAGGTTCATCTTCGGTAATAGGAGGGAGCTTTGGTTCTCCCTCCCCTTTAATTCTCTCTAAGTCTTCAAGGGCACACTCTAGTATTTTTAATCGTTCATCATTATAATCTTTAGATACAGGGAACCAGAATGCTGTTCCTAAAAGGTATTCGTGGTTCTTAAGCTTTTCTAAGGATACCTTGAACCATACCCTCCCATTTATATCTAGGACTTCTTCCTTCAAATGTTGGATTAAAGGAGTAGAATATCCGAAGTATACATAGGTAAGGTTAAACCTTTGTGGGGTAAACCATGGTTTAATTACCTGCCTCCATAGGAATATCCGATCTGGGAGGTCATATTGGTCATATTGTTTATAAATATTTCTACTTACCTCTATCAGGTCAACACATAATCCTCTCGGAGAATCCTGTATATGAATCCTTCCATATAGGACTGTCTCAAAGGTATTCTTTACCATTTGGTAATAATCTCCTACCAATCCCTCAATTACCCTATTTTCTAAGGAATTATAATCGATTGCAGTGAACGTAGGCTCTTCCATCTTTCTCGAATTTTCTTTCAAACCATTGGCAGGTAATACACTTTGGGCTTCCTACCATTATCTGTACTTCTCCCTTAATTACTGGGCATGGGTTGGTAAGTTTCTTTTGCCTACCTACCTTCTTCGTTGTGATTTCTCTGTTCATAATTCTTAAAGTATGTGATTAGTAAATATATCGGAAATAGGGGCATGATTAACCAGACTGTTAGGAAAAAGAACCCCACCCTTTTCATTGGGTGGGTAGAAGTAATTATTCTGGTAATAAAACATGCAGGTATATAGCATACGGCATATATGATACCCAAGATTATCCAAGTTG